CACTGCTTTTAGCAGCACCCGAGGGCTACTTCCAAACCCAGGTCCGTGTGACCTTTGAATTTATCGAGGAACTCTGACCTATGGCTTTCTTTCGAGGCGAAGAAGGGAGCGTCAAATTTGACGACGCCGGATCTAGTGCGGCGGCGATTACTAGCACTCGATCTTGGTCGCTGACTATCGACAAAGAAGTGCTTGAAACCACCGTGATGGGTGACACCTACGGCGGAAACGTCGGTGGAATCATTACGGGTACAGGTACTGTTGAGCTGATGTACACCGCATCAAGCGGTGATGAAACCGCTGCTTTTGTAGATCACATCAACACCGCAACCGATGAAGGTACCGCGCTGTTTGAGCTGTTCTTGGACACGTCAGGGGCTAAGAAGATCAGTTTTGATGCTGTGGTGACATCGGCTGATCTCACCGCCACGGTGGGTGAAATTGAAATTATCTCCGTTTATTTCACCACTAACGGCACCATCACCACCGCTATCTGATCATGGCTTTTTATCGAGGACAACAAGGCACCATCAAGTTCGACAAGGACGCTGGCGGCGCAGCACTTTCCGAAATCGCTGCAGTGCGGTCTTGGTCGCTCTCAGTTGAAAAAGAATCGCTGGAAGTCACCGACCACGGCGATACTTTCCGCGCATACGTCGGAGGCTTGGTCAGTGGCTCAGGCTCCTGCGAAGTGCTTTATGACGCACCTAGCGCGGGCGACAAACTGGATCTATTTAACGAGGCATTGACCACGGAAGATCCAGCTAACGCAAACTTTGAGTTGTATTTAGATGAAAGTGGCGACAAAAAAATGTCGTTTGCTGCTCTAGTTACAAGCGCAGAATATAGTGCTACGGTTGGAGAGATTGAAGTGATTACGGTCAACTTCACTGCCAACGGTACTATCACTTCTGGTATTTAATGCCTGCGACTCAAAGAACGGTTGACTTGCTGGTTGGGGCGTTTGATCTCAACCAGCGTCGCAAGTTTGAGCTAAAGAACAGCGACGGGGAAAAGATCATTGATCTTTATTTCAAGCCGATCACCCGCGCTGATCGCAAACGTGCTCAAAACCTTGCCAACAGCGAGGAAGCTTTAGACCTGTCAACGCAAATGCTTTGTCAGATTGCAGAGCTTGAGGATGGCACGAAAGCTTTCGCCTCAGCAGATGCGCCGAAATTGCAACGTGAGCTGCCTGAGTCTGTTCTGAATGACATTGAGTTGTTCTTGTTTGGCCTCAGCGAGGAGGCTAGCCTTGAAGACGCAAAAAACGACTAAAGCAGGACAACTGGCTCAATTTTGAGTTTTTTCTGGCCTGCGAATTAGGAATGACAATAAGCAGGCTTCGCACGGAGTTGACCGATGCGGAGCTTGTTCATTTTGCTGCTTACTACGAATTAAAAAACGAACGGGAAAAGCAGGCAATGGATCGCGCAAAGACAAGGCAGCGGTAGGATAGGTCTATTGCTGGGCGGTCATGGCAGAAGCAAATGTAAAGCTCAGGGTTGATTCTGGCGATGCGGTCAGAAAGCTTACCAACGTCAACACCGCAGCGATAAAACTCAATCGGACGGTTGATGCAACAAAGAAAAAAACAGCTACTGCAACGGCAAACATACAAAGATTTGGAATCAGTTTCCGCTCTGTAATCGGTCCTGTTGTTGCTATTACGGGTGCCGCAACGTTGTTCAATCGATCATTGAGCAAGTTTGCGCAAAGAGAAGCTGACGTGAAAGTGCTTACAAGCCAGCTAACAAGGCTAGGCGCTACTTCAACACAGATTGAAGAATTAAAAAAAGTTGCCGATGAATTAGGAGATGCAACTTTATTTTCTCAAGATGACTTCATACAATCATTCAATGTTTTGTCATCATTTCGCGCAATTGCTGTTTCTTCTTTCACGGAAGTTTCCGAGGTTGCAGCCAACGTTGCTCAGGTAATGGGGACTGATGTTAAAAGTGCAACTGTGCAACTTGCTAAAGCACTTGAAGATCCAACCCGTGGGCTCACGGCACTTTCACGTTCTGGAATTACTTTTAACGAAAGCCAGACAGAGACGATTAAAAATCTTGTTGAGTCAGGTAATTTATTAGATGCGCAAGCGTTAATTCTTGAGACAGTTAAAGGTCAATATGATGAAGCTGCGCGGGCGGCTGGCACTGGCTTTGCGGGTGCTGTTGATTTATTAACGGAAAACACAGATGATCTTACTGAGGCTTTAGGCAAAGGACTTGAGCCTGCCGCTGCGGCGGTAACAAATGGTTTAGCAAACCTTGTCAAAAATGTATCTCAAATTCCGACACCAATGGGGCAAGCAGCCTTGGCAATTGGTGGTGCCACTGCGGCTGTTTATGCGTTAAAAACAGCAAACGATTTATTGATTGCAAGTAAACTTGGCGGATTTTTGATAGCTCAAACAGCCTTGTTTAAAGCTTTCGGGGCTCAAATATATTTAACTGCTGCAGCAGTAGGGTTCAAAACAAAAGCCCTTGTTTTGTTAAAAGGAGCTTTAGCAGCGTTGCCATGGGCGGCAGCAATAGGAGCGATTACAGTCTTAATCAAGCAGCAATACGATTTAATAACAGCGTTCAAAAAATTTGATGAACTCATAAGAAAAGGAACAGTTGAGGAGCTGAATAAAAAAATTGAAGAATTAGAAGTAAGTTTAATTAAAGCAAATAATAAAACTGTTGCCTGGTATGAGTCTATGTTGGACTTTATTTTGGGCACAGATGGAGCCTCTACTTCAGTCGCTGGTCTAACAAAAAGATTAGATGAATTAAAAAAAGCTCGTGACGCTGCTGCTACGGATATACAGCCTATTAAAGGTTTTGACACATTAACTGATGATCAAATGGATCAAGTCCTTAAACGTGGCAAATATGCTCCTCCAGAACTTCCAAAACTTCCGAAAACAGACCCACTAGCAAGCCTTAAAGGTCAAGTTCAAGCACTAAAAGAAAGTGTTTCCTTAGCAAAAACTCGCAGTGAAGAAGAAGAAAAGCAGCAGCAATTATTAATTGATATTGGCAATCTTACTGCGATCAGAACTGATGACAATGCTGCACTGGTTGATGAAGCGATCAAGTTGACTGGCGAGCTGTTTTATCAAACTGAATTACAAGAAACAGCAGCTAAAACAGAGGCAGAACGCAAAAAAATTGCAGAAGAGGCTCAATCAGCGCAACAAAAAGCTTTAGAAGCCTATAACAAAAAACTAGAAGAGGTTGACGCTACTTTCCGAAATAGCGTTGTTGATGGCATCATGGCCGCAGTTGATGGCACCAAGTCGCTCTCCGATTCTTTGGTTGGTGTCATCAAACAGATGGCAAGGCTGATTCTTCAGCAGAAGCTGATGAATGCACTTAAGGGCTTTAGCTTCACAAGTTTCTTTGGCGGCTTCTTTGCTGATGGTGGCCGACCGCCTGTTGGTCGCCCTTCAATCGTTGGTGAACGCGGCCCTGAGCTATTTGTGCCTGGTCGCTCTGGAACGATTGTTCCAAATCACGAGCTTGGCGGTGGTGGCAGCACCAGCGTTGTCGTAAACGTCGATGCCAGCGGTACTAACGTGGAAGGCGATGAAGGCTCATCACGTCAGCTTGGCGCTCTCGTTGGCGCTGCTGTTCAGAATGAGTTAATTAAGCAGCAACGACCTGGAGGACTCTTGAGCCGATGACAGCTAGCTGGGATTCATCTGTAAATTTGCAGCCGTCTTACGGCACGACAAAGGCCAGCCAGCCGATTATCCGTCAAGCACAGTTTGGCAGCGGTTATCAACAGGTCGGGAGCCTTGGCATTAATCAAAACCCGAAAGCTTTTACGTTGTCTTACAACCTGTCAGAGGCAGAGTCAGACACAGTGGAAACGTTTCTAGATGCTCGTGGTGGCATTGAGAAATTTATTTTTACGCCACCAGGTGAAAGCAGCAGCATCAAGGTGCGCTGCGCTAGCTGGAACAAAACGATGACAACCAAGGGCCGCGTTCAATTGACCACAACTTTTGTTCAGGTGTTTGAAGCATGAGCACGCCGCAGTCAATTCAAGAGCAGCTTCAGTCCTTGGAGCCGTCAGCAATTATCGAGCTGTTTCAGCTTGAACTGACGGAAGCCGTCAACGGTGTTAACCAGACGTATTACTACCACGCAGGTACAAATGAGCTGACCGCTGATGTTGTGTTCAATGGCTTGACGTATGCAGCCACGGCGATCCAAATAGATGGCTTTGCAGCCTCAACTAAAGGCGTATTGCCTCGTCCAACGATGCGGATCGCAAACATCAGCAATACCATCTCAGCCTTGCTGTTGCTTTACAACCCACTACAAGCAAAAGTCACACGCATTCAGACGTGCAAGAAGTTCTTAGACGCTGTGAACTTCACAGGTGGCACAAACGCAACCGCT